TTGCTGATACGGCTGTTGACGTGAATGGTATCGGTATTAAAATGGACGGTGTTGCCAGATGAAAAATGAATATTACAATTTGAGGAGGGGTAACATGGTTAAGTCCGAATACATTTTCCCACTCCTGCTGATTTTGCTAGACGTGGGAGCAGCAATTATATATGCCGCCCAAAAGGACTACAAAAAGGCCGTCTACTGGTTAGCAGCGGCTGTGTTGAATGTGACAGTAACTTTTTAGGAGGTATAGCAAATGGCAAAATACATTGACGCAGACAATCTGATTAACGAACTATCGGCGGCGTGTATACCGATATACGAAAAAGGCATAACAGGCATTCTGGGCGACAGCAGCAGTATCGCTGATATAATCAACGAACAGCCTGCCGCAGACGTGCAGGAGGTACAGCATGGAGAATGGAAAAATCAAGAACCAGGATATCGTGTTGCAGAATTTATGTGTAGTGTTTGTCATTCTGAGAGTGATAAATTATTTGATTACTGCCCTGACTGCGGAGCAAGAATGGACGGTGATAGCTTGTGAAAATAACAAGGTTGTCGGAAAATCAGAGGTTTGTTTTCAGATGGTGGACGGCACGGGAGCTTAGTGATTACGACGGGATAATCTGTGACGGCGCGGTCAGATCGGGCAAGACCTTTTGTTTGTCGGCGTCTTTTATGACATGGGCGATGACTAACTTTGACGAGTGCATTTTTGGGCTATGCTCAAAAACTATCGTGTCGCTGAAAAGGAATATTCTGCCTGCACTCAGGGGATATATGAAAGCCATGGGCATGACGGCTGTGGAGGTCACGTCAAAGAACTATATGGACGTGAGCTTTTGCGGCAGGAAAAACAGGTTTTACTACTTTGGCGGCAGGGACGAAGGCTCGCCCTCACTTATTCAGGGCGTGACCCTTGCGGGGGTGCTTCTTGACGAGGCGGCACTTATGCCCAGAAGCTTTATAGAGCAGGCTGTGGCAAGGTGTTCGGTGGCGGGGAGCAAGCTGTGGTTCAACTGCAATCCTGACAATCCTTACCACTGGTTCAAGAAAGAGTGGATAGACAAGGCGGAGGAAAAACGGCTTATCTACAGACATTTTGTGCTGGAGGACAATCCGACCCTTGACCGGGCGGTGATAGAACGCTATCACAGAATATATACGGGGACGTTTTACGAGCGTTTTGTGCTTGGAAAATGGTGTTGAAAGTTTGGCAACAAGGAGAGACGGCAATGCGTGAAATACTTTTTAGAGGAAAACGTCTAGACAATGGCGAATGGATTCAGGGCTATCCCTGCCGCTATGGTTGGATAGGAAAAGAAAAAGACTATATCATTCCCGATTATGCAAGTGCATTATATACAGCCGAAATTGACCCTAAGACAATCGGTCAGTACACAGGGGTGACGGACGTAAACGGTAACAAGATTTTTGAGGGGGATATTGTTTGGGACAGCTATGACGAAGATCATGGCAAAGTCGAGTGGGATAATGATATGGCGAAATTTATCATAACCTATTCTACATTCACAGTTGATTTCGACAGTGTTTGTGGCGAAGAATTAGAAACTGTCGGAAACGTTTATGACAATCCTGAACTCTTGAAAGGTGGTATATAAATGGACATCAAAAAAATCATAAACAATTTCGTTGAAGCACACACTGATGAAATTGAAACAGCAATCCGCTCTGCGTTGTCGGAAGAGAAATCGATAAGTGAAATCAAAGCAGGAGACCACTTTGAGTACAAAGGTATCGAATGGGTTTGTCTTGATGTAGGAAACAAAACTGCTTTTGCAGTGACCGCTAAGGTAATCGCCAATATGCCGTTTAACAACGAATGTGAGGACGGTTGTGACAACTGGAGAACATCATCACTTAGAAAATGGCTTAACAGCGAGTTTCTCGACAATAACTTTGATAAAGGTGCACTGCTAGCAAATTTCTCTACCTTGACAGCAGATAATGGTGATGATAAGTACGGTGCCGCCAAAGACTATGTAACACTTATCGATTGCGATCAGTACAGAAAATACAGAAAATTTATGCCTAAGTATGATGATTGGGTATGGACGCTTACACCTCGTCCTTGTGACGTCGACCTCATCTACAGAGTGTGTATCATCAGTCCGTCAGGAGGGTTGGGCAGCGGCTATACGTTCTTCACTCACGGAGTCGCCCCCGCTTGCCTGTTTAATCTCAACTATCTCTCGTCTTGCTGGCAGGCACGCATAATCACACATAAGCGAGGTATTTCCATATGACTAACCGAAAAATCAGAGACTACCAGCGAAACCACAAACTCAAAGGCATTGTTGACGCAAACTTTAAGACCTTTGCGACTGTGGCTATAGCTCTCAAACACCTGTTTCCACACGACTGGTACAAAAAAACCATAACTGACTTTACAACATCGTATGCCGAATTTACGGCGCATATGAACGACTATGATGCAGAAGCATACGATTTCCGCGTTGAAGATTCTTGCCGCAAGCTGAACATCAGTGACAGCGACACCTACGATATTATTTTCAGGCTTAACGGCAAGCTCCCTGCTGAGATTTTTCTTGCACTGCAAAACAACTTGAAATGTATGCTGATACATTTGCGCTTGAATTGCAGCATCGGCTCACAGAGATACGCAAAACTAATTGCATATCTAAAATCAGACGCCAAGATATGCGGACAAGCAGATCTTACAGCACTTGGCTTATCATTTGACGATGACATCGACTATCGTAAACTCAAATCCAAAACCGAGCAACCGACTTATTCCGACGGAATTAAAGCTCAGCAAATACTGAAAGCACTGAAAGCATACCAAGACGAGGTGATTAAATGTCAGCAACAGCTTTCGAGCAAATCAAAGAACGACTTACCTGCGTCGAGTACGCACGCAGGATAGGTCTTGCAATAAACAAACCAGGTGACAGATGCGTATCCCCTTTGCGGTCCTCAGCAAACAACAAGTCATCGTTCGTTGTCTACGACGACTATTACTATGACCACGGAGACTCCAAGGGCGGTGACGTTATCGACTTCTGCGCCAACTGTGAGTTCAACGGGAACCGAGCAGAGGCACTCCATAAACTCGCAGATCTCACAGGTGTAACCCTCAACTATCAGACGGACAATTGGAAGTCCGCACTTGATTCTCGTACAAAACTTGTTGAGAAGTGGCACTCTCAGCTGCGCCCCGAGGATATCGACTATCTGCATGGCCGTAACATTAACGATCAGACCATTAACCGCCTGAAAATCGGCTACACAGGTGAGGGCTATCGCGTAGAGCTCTCCGACAAAATAGCTGAACACTATGCTGCTAATCGTATATGTATCCCCTATTTCAAAAACGGATATATAGCTTCCTGGAACGCCCGTGCAACGTCGGATAAGCAGAAGGTCAAGTATCTCAAGCCACCAGCCTCAGACAACTCTGACCGAGCTGTCATCTGGGGTATGCACACACTTAATCGCACGTCGAGCAACCTCCCTCTCGTTATCTGTGAGGGAGCGTTTGACGCTTTAAGCTATGAGCAGGAAAACTATCCGATACTAGCGACTATGGGCGGAGCTTTCAGCAAATCTAATCGCGAACAGCTTCCTGTGATAATCTCAGCCGCTAAGCAGTTTCCATATGTCCTGCTTAGTTTCGACACCGACGAGCCTGGCAGAAAATTCACCTTGAAACTGGGCAAACAGCTATTCTCACACCGCATACCTTTCAAGGTAGCGGCTATCCCGCCTGCATTCAAGGACGTGTCGGAGTATTACTCACACGGCTATCCACTTGCAGATCTCGTTGACAATGCCGCCCCAGGCGTCAACGAACTTGCCAAGCGACTTACGGACCGCGAGGAACTCAAGCAGTTCTGCCACGAAGCCGCACGCTGGGTAGCCAAGCCTGAACTGTCAGACTTATTCTCAGCTATCCGTGAGAACATCTCGATATACCGCCCTGAGATGTCTAACGACTATCTCAACGAATTGCGCAAGTCCTGCTTCGCATCCCCTAACGAGGATATCATAGCCAAATACGTTGCCAAGCGACATAATCTCAGATACCTTGCCAACGTAGGTTTCTACGAATATTCGCATGGCTACTGGCAAGCTCTCGACGATGATGTCATCGGCGGTTACATATCCCGTGAGCTGGGTTCATACCGCACAGGCAGCAAGCTCACATCAATTACGAAGCTTCTCCGCACTGACTGTATCACGCAGGAACAGTTCAATAAGCAACCTCTGCTGAGCTTCATCAACGGCACGCTAGACCTCAGAGACCTCACATTCCGTGAGCACTCCCCGTCCGATATGCTCACAGTTCAGTTCAATTTTCCATACGTCCCCGGCACAACTTCTGAGCGCTGGAACAAATTCATATACGATGTTTCAGCCGGTGACGCTAAGCGTATGTCGCTCTTGCAGGAGATAGCGGGATATATTCTCTATACAGATTGCTCCTTGCAGTCATGTGCTTTTCTTCTCGGTGAGGGCTCAAACGGCAAGTCCGTGTATATTGAAACCCTGCAATCCATTTTTCCGAAAGATGCTCAAACGACTTTCGAGCTGTCAGGTCTTGTTGAGGACTTTAAACGCATTAAGCTGATGAATTCTCTCGTCAACTTCGGTGAGGAAACCAACACGGACGTTAAGGGTGCAGAGTCTGTTTTCAAGCAGGTAGTTGCTGGCGGTGCTATCTCAGGCTGTTTCAAGCATAAGGACTTTGTGGACTTTATTCCACGAACGAAATTTATCTTTGCGTGCAACAACATTCCGCACTTTAAGGACTTCTCATATGGCCTTGAACGTCGTATGTTGTTCGTTAAATTCTCACGCCGCTTTGTGGACGAGCCGGATCCCAGCAAGCCGAACGAAATGAAAGCAGACCGCACTCTCAAGGACAAGCTCCTTGCGGACAAGCCTGCAATCTTCAACTGGATACTCGAAGGCTATAACCGCCTCAGGCAAACCAGCGCATTCACTGTAACGGACGACTCTGAAGATCTCAAACAATCTTTCCGTGAGGTTATCAACCCTGTTTCGGAGTTTGTTTCCGAAGAGCCGTATGCTGAGTTTTTTAATACTCAAAGCACCGACTATATCAGCAACACAAAGCTGTATCAGTTTTACCGCACATGGTGTGAAGAAACAGGACATCACGCCAAAGCACTTTCGTCATTCAGCAGAGAGTTCAAGCGACTTACCGAAGATAAGTTAATTGCCGTGCGCAACATGAAAGAGCGAGGCTATCAGCTCAAGGATTCTCAGCAGAAAATCAGCATCTATAACGGCGACGGCTTTGATGAACTTCTCTGACCGCCCATGACAGCCGCCTATGACAGATGTATCTGCACAATCCGACATGTTATCCGTCATAATCCGTCATGGGCTCTCGCTTGTTAACAATCAGTTCACAAAACGCACGTTTGTTCTTGCTTATGACAGATATAAAACCACATCTGTCATGGGTAATCCGTCATCTGTCATAGCCCCTATATTCCTAGCTTTGCGGGGTGCTTATGACAGCATGACAGATACTTTTAACAAAGTACAAATATTAATAAATATAAATACATATAGAAAAAACGAAATTTTGTCATAAAGTCATGTCATTCCGTCATATCCGTCATAAGGAGGTTTTATAATGTCCAATTACGCCGATTATCTCAGCTGCATTTCAGACCCGCATATCTATGCTGTGATGAAATGTATTTACATTCAAAAGCTCACGCAAGAACAAACTGCCGAGCGACTTTGTATCTCACCCTCGACTGTCTATCGTGTTCACAAGGTAGGCTGTCGCACGATCAATGAAATCATTCAAGGAGGTGTTCAGAATGGCAAATGATGTTGTAAAAGGCAGAGGCGGTAAAAATAACTTCGGTACGTCCAACAAGACAGCTCTTGCGAAAGATGGTGCTTTTGTCGGAAAAATGGTCAGAGAAGTCTATGTTGCTTACAAACAGCCAAAAGTTAAATCAAACGCTGAACTCGCAGATAGACTCGATAAGTATTTTAAACACTGTGCTGAAAATAATATCGTTCCTACCGTTGAGGAAATGTGTTTGTATACAGGCTACTCAATCCAGACTGTCTGGGATTGGGAAAAAGGCAGAACACACCCGTTTGATGAGGGAGAGTTGAACGTTTCGACGTCCGAAATTATAAAAAATGCCAAGAGTTTTATGCGTGCTTTTGACGCAAAATTGGTGCAAGCAGGCAAGCTCAACCCTGTGACTTACATCTTCCGTGCAAAGAACTATTATGGTATGACCGACAAGCAGGAAGTTGAGGTCACAAAAACCAATCAGTTGGGCGACAATCTGACCGACGATGAGCTTGCAAAGAAACTCATGAAAGAAACTGAGGTCATAGACGTTGAATCTTTGGAAACTGAGGAATAGCAAGCGACTATGCCAAGCGACTATCACTCACGCATTGAGCGACTATGAAACGCGCACGGAAACGTAAAAATTTTCACACGCAATAGTCGAAATAAATATGAACAGAAAATCGGCAAGAAAACAGTCGAAAACACGCCGCCTGATGGGTTGACCTTTGGGCGGCGGTGATTTTATCGAAAAATCATGCACGCACCACAAGGCGGCTAACAAGCTTCGTATGCCGTTTCAACGTTTAGAGTGAAGTTTTATAGGTGACGTGCTAGAACGTCATAGGGCGCACGCTAGGCACATTGCAGAACGCCATAGCAATAACGATACTGTGAAGATATCACCGCTAGGCCGTCCGGCACGTCGCAAGAGCCGTCGGACAGCGTTGAACGGTAAAGGTATAGGGTCATGATATCGGACCGCATAGGCGGGCGAATAGGTGGCAAGGGACGGAATAGAATAACAACGCCCACCCAGCGATCAGCGGAGCAGGCAAAAAAAGCCCACCAAAGTCGGAGCCTTGGCGGGGTGAAGTTCTAGTAGTCACATATTAACGGCGATTTTTCCGCAGCGGGAAAATTTAAAACATAATCATCAGGGTCGGCAAATGCTGCCGGCTCTGCCGTGTTGTCAAATTCGCGTTCACACGGGGCTATGAAAACCACCAGAAAATCAAATGTGCTATCAAAATCACAGTTTTTTCGGATGCTGTGTGCATACTTTTTCAGCACCGCCCTTGCGGCGTTTTCATCGTCGAAAATTGCCACAGGGGGGTTGATAAATTTTTTTGCGTAAATAATGTCGGTCACGCTGATAGGCGGGGCTATCTGTTCTACAACAGCGGAAAAAATTCCGTATTTCATAATTTTGTACCTCCGTTTTTTCCAATTATACATCATTGCGACGGCTTTGTCAATGCCGCCTGCTGTGGCGTGGGGCTGATATCGTCAACCCCCTAGAACGATTATTTATAACGCTTTGCCGTTCTGATAACCACCAGAACGGGGAGCAGAAGCAGAGCTATTATTAGCATGCGGCCACCGCCCTTAAAATTCATCGATATATTCGAATTCGTCCGGGTCAAATTCAAATACCTCTTGCATTGCCTGTGGCGTGCCTATGCTATACGCACATTCTTCGGCAGTCTCACAGCCGTCAAGGTTGCTGTAGTCACTGCTCTTCGCAACGTCGATTGTTAGTTCTTCATCAAATAGGTTTTCATAAATCATGAACCCCTTGCCGTTTTCGTCCACGAATACAACACAGTTATATCCGTTCGTTTTGCAAAAATATCTTTTCATATTTTACCTCCTGCCCTGTGGGCTGTCTTGCTGTGGTATTTGTTTCTGCTATTATAATATCACCTTTAGGCGATACTGTCAACCCTTTTTTATCACTTTTAGACGATATTTTTTAACTTTGTTGAATATGTACAAAAAATCAAAAGATATTGCACACATTTACACAAACAAGATCATATAAAACAGCGTTATTATTATATATACCTTTATAAATGGGAAAAATGACCCACCCCTCGGGGGTCTTGCAGGACGGACCCACCCCCCCTCACTCAACCCCCCGACTAGAAAAAAATATAAAAAAGGGGTTGACAATATCACAAATAGGTGATATAATAAAATCAATGAAAGGCGGCGAGCTAAAATGACAATCGGAAAAGCAATAAGAGATGTAATGAAAAAGAGAGGAGTAACCCAAATTGAAATGAGGGATAAGCTGGGCTACAAGGCACAGTCAGCAGTTGCGAAAATGCTAAGAAGTGATATGCAGGTATCAAACGCAATACGAATGCTGGATATTGTGGGCTATGAAATAATCATACAGCCAAAAAGCACGCGTGGCAAAAGAGCAACGGGATCATATGTGATAACAAAAGAGGACGAGCAGGAAGAATAATAATGAATGGAGAAACAGCAGGTCAGGCAGGGTGAACAGCAGTAAGCATAAAGGGTGATGTGCAATGGTATACGGATATGCAAGAGTCAGCTCCGTAGGTCAGATAGACGGAAACAGCTTTGAGGACCAAGAGAAGCTGATAAAAAGCAACTATCCAGATGCAAAAATACATCTGGAGCAAGGCTCAGGTGCAAAGGAACGCAAGGTTCTGAACGAAATAATGGATAAGGCGGTTTCAGGTGACACGATAGTAGTAACAAAACTTGACCGCTTCTGCAGGTCAACAGCGTTAGGTTTGGAGTATATCGAGCGCATGAGAGCGAAAGGTGTCAAGATCCACATACTCAACATGGGTCTGATAGAAAACACACCAATAGGCAAACTAATTATCACAAACCTATTGGCATTTGCCGAGTTTGAGAGAGCGATGATACTTGAACGAACGCAATCAGGCAAAGCCATTGCACGGCAAAAAGAGGGCTACCAGGAAGGCAGACCGAAAACTGTAAGCATACCTGATGAGGTAAAGCAAAAGGTCGATAGTGGAGAAATGACAGTAGCCGCCGCCTGCCGAGAACTTGGCATAAGCCGTTCAACGTGGTATAATGAAATGAGAGCAGCAAGATAAGAACAGAACGATAAGAGCATAACGATAATAAAAAGATAGAGCGTGCCAAGTGCCGAGTGCCAAGTGCCACATAGCTGACGATGAAAGGAGGCTAGTTGTGTGGCACTATTTTTATGCCATGCAGAAAAAGTATGATAGATCTGACAGTAGTAGGCAACAGAGCATTAAGCAAAGAAGATATGTTTAAGCTTGCGCAAAAGCAGGCAAATGGTGAGTTGAAAACAGAACAGCTCCTGCTTGAAACGTTGAAAGTGCAGGACGAAAAGAAGAAGCCGATGATAGAGACAGCAAAGCATAGCTATGAGAGCGCAATGAGAAAAACAAGCGAGCTTGCAAAAACAGGCAAGGCAAAACTCGCAAAAGAGTGGTATGACCTCGCTCACAAATTCGTATTGTGGGCAGGCGACAGCGATTTTGACGCATATATGCTGGCTTCCGAATGGAACAGAGAACCAAGTGCTAAGTTCTGGGCACCAAGGAGAGCTGTTCTTGAGGGCAAGCACAAGTTGGCAACGCAGATACAAGAGTTCATAGACGATGAGGACGCCCTGTTTCTGAGCTTGAGCACGCCCCCAGGTGCAGGCAAGAGTACGCTTATAAAGTTTCTGCTGTCATACATTGCAGGACTGTTTCCACAGTCAGCGAACATATACACGTCATACTCGGATGGAATGTCAAAAATGATGTATGACAGTGTGGTATCAATGCTAACGGACACAAGCGAATATGGGCACAACGATATATTCGACAATGGTATGCCTACATTGAGTGCAGAGTACAACACTATATCGTACAGGAAGAAAGGTGACTTCCCTACTATCGGAGTTATCTCCCTGGGCGGTTCGGTAACGGGTCGAACGAGAGCAAATAAGTTCATGATAACAGATGACCTCGTAAAAAATGCGGAAGTGGCAAGAAACCCGCAAAGGCTTGAAACGCTGTGGCAGGATTACAGAGATACGCTGACAACCCGACAGATAGGCGACAATGTAAAGCAAATAATGCTCGGCACGATATGGAGTTTGCATGACCCTATCAGCCGAATGCGAACTGATCATGAGGGGGATCCACGATATAGATTTATTGCGATACCCGTATGTGATGATAACGGCCATAGTAATTTCAATTACAACTGTGCGGACAGATACACAGATAAAAAAATTCGTGACATAAAAGCAGACATAGATAATGTCACATTTAGTTGCCTGTATATGCAGCAACCTATGGAACGTGAAGGTCTGCTCTTCCATAAGGACGAAATGAACTGGTATAATGGAACATTGCCTGACGGCTCTGCAAGAAGAATAGCTGTGTGTGATGTGGCGTGGGGCGGTGACTATCTGGCAATGCCGATAGGATATCTGTATGAGGATGGAAGTTTGTTTTTGCAAGACGTGGTGTTCAGCAAGGGTGATAAAAAAATCACACAGCCAATGGTTGTGGCAAAGAACATACAACATCAGATACATCAAGAGAGGTTTGAAGGTAATAATGGTGGTGGCGAATATGCAGATGAGATAGATAAGCAACTGAGAGCACAGAACGTCCACATAAATATCAGCAGTAAACGTGCGTCGACAACACAGAGCAAGCTCAGCCGAATATTGCAGTATGCGCCAGATATAAAGCAAGTGTATTATCGCAACGATAACGGTAGAGGTGAGATGTACGATAAATTTCTGGAAAACCTGTTTGCATTTAATCAGAGCGGTAAAAACGCACATGATGACGCCCCTGACAGCATGGCACAGCTGTGTGCGTTTGCAACAAATGGCGTAGGCGCAAGTGTGGAGATTATCAAGAGGATTATATAGGGGGCAGACGCCGAAAATAAGTAGTACATATTGCACAAAAATGTTGAAAAATATTTTACATAGTGTGAAGTGGAAAAAGTTGAAAAGTAGTATTATAATAAGCTTGTCAGGAGGGATAGGTAATGGATAATAGGCGCATACATAATAGGCGCATAGATGTATATTGTCCGAGCTGTGCGGCGGCAGGCATAAAGCGAAAGCTAATGGAAGTCGATAATGACGCAAAGGGCATTATCTATCCATACTGCAAAGGCTGCAAGAAAAACGTTGCAGTTAAATTGCCCATAAGTGCTGAAAAGCACCTCCGTTAAGTTAATTTACGGGGCGAAAGCCCCGTATGTTCCGCAAAGTCAGAGTGGGTGCAATTCCCACACGGAACACCAAGCCTGTTATACAGTTCGTAGACCGAGAACGTAAAATATCGGTATCGTATAACTTAAAAACCTGCACACTTTGGCTGTGCGTCGTCGGGTGGAATAGCCGAGGTTTCGGTTTTTGATGCCAAGTTTTTCATCTACCATAAGAGGAAAAACAGCGTATGCAGGCTCAGAGGGCTATACTTAAAGCTTGCACCAGAGTCGGCGTGCTTCCGACACAAAATAATGGCACTTCTTGAATTTTACATTGCCAACGCCTACTCGTAAGGGTGGGCGTTCGGGCAGGGTCTGAAAGCCGTATCCCCATACTGCGGCTTTCGATTTGCAGGTTGAGAGCGCACGAACTTAAAGCCTGCACCAGTGAAACTACTCCGCATAGTCATGAATATGTGTTGCTGTAAGTGTAATCGGAGTTAATGGCTTACAGGACAGCCTGACGTTAACGGGACCTAGCCGCAAGGGCTGAGCAGGCAGCGGCAAGAATGCAGGTTGAGAGCGTGCCAGCTTGATATCTGCTCCATTTGGCAGCTGCTATCCTCTCCAGGTATCACCCACAAAGCAGTTGTCATGCAAGTTTGTCCAGGCTTGATCTCCTTTCTGTTTTTACAGCGGCGGTAACACGCCGCACATGTCGGCTGACAGTGTGAGTCTGAAAGTCGGCACCATAAGAATATTAAGTGCCAAGTGTTTAATTACCAAGTGCCTATTAGTTATCTAAAAAAAGATAGCTGATAGGCACTTTTTTTGTTGCACGGAGGTGAAACAATACGGAATTACACGGCAGACGAAAAATCTTTCTGAATGAAAGAGATATTACAGAAGAAAACATTATTGAAATAGTTCGGAGAGCGGTCGCAACTCACGAATTGAACCGAGAAGAAATTGAGTATCTCCACAACTATCTACGCGGTAAGCAACCAATTTTAAATCGTGTCAAAGAGGTTAGGCCTGAGATTAATAACAAAATCGTCGAAAACCATGCATTGGAAATAAACAATTTCAAAGTCGGTTTTATCTTTGGCGAGCCTGTTCAGTATGTCAAGCGTGGAAATTGCGAGCTTGATAATACAGAGAGCGATGCTCCATCAGATAATGGTGTGGCGGCTCTCAACGAGTATATGCAAGAGGACGATAAAGCTGCCAAGGACAGAGAGCTAGCTGAGTGGATAAATCAATGTGGTGTGGGATATAGGCTCGTACTTCCCTCTGATGTGGACGAAGATGTTCCGTTTGAAACGTATATACTTGACCCTAGAAACACGTTTGTTATCTACAGTAATGACTATAAACGCAAGCCTGTTATTGGTGTGACATACTCCAGCTACAGATTTACAAACGCAGATATAACTAGCTACAGGTCATTTGACATTTACACCGATGAGTGGTATTGGCGTATCGACTTCAAAAACGGCGAAGGCATTGTGGCTAAATCACAGCCGAACAACATTGGCTATATTCCGATTATCGAGTATGAAAATAACCCTGAACGTTTAGGCTCATTTGAGACAGTTATAACACTTTGCGATGCTATAAACAACATTGACAGTAATGACATTGACGGAATTGAGCAGATAATACAGGCGTTTACATGGTTTGACAACATAGATATCGACAAAAAACAGCTGCAAGAGCTCAAAGAGCTTGGTGCAATAAAAACCCGTTCGCAAGAAGGGCGTCAAGCGTCAATAAAAAATATAGAAACAAAACTTGATATTTCACAGACTCAGGTAGCTAAAGATGACTTATATGACCGAATGCTGACGATTGCGAGCGTACCTGATCGCAGAGCAAGCGCAGGTGGCAACACAGGTCAAGCACTGATAATTGGTGAAGGCTGGGTAATGGCTGAAAGTGCCGCCAAAGCGTTTGAACTGATGTTCGTAAAGCCTGAAAAGCAATTTTTAAGAGTTGTTCTGAAAATCTGCAAGAATACTCGAAACTGTAAGCAGGAAGTCAAAGATATTAAGCTTCACGATATCGATGTGAAGTTTACAAGAAACAAGACTGACAACTTGCTCACCAAGACACAAGGTCTGATGAATATGTTGCAGGCAGGCATTCACCCAAGAATAGCTATTTTGCACTGCGGATTGTTCTCTGACCCTGAACAGGTTTATCAGGACAGCAAGCCATACTTAGAAGCAGCAGCAACACAGCAACAGCAAGATACGGGTAATTTTGCCGTAAATACCACTGTAGCTGATGAAATGCTCAAAGCTATAGGAGCTATGGGCAACAACGGCGGTGATAACAGTGGCAACGCTTAAATTTGATGAGCTTAACGTGTTGTGGTTTAACAAAATGGAGCTGCCAACCGCTGAAAAGCTGTTGCGAATAGAAATGGCGGCAGTGTTTGAGCGAGAACTCAATAAGATATTTTCCTCACAGCGTGAGCGTGCTGACAGCGACAAATATCTGCTATATGCAACAGTGTATGCAACGATAATGTCAAGCACATACATTGAGATCACAAACAATTATTTTTTAAAATATGTTCTGAACATAGCAAGCAATGTAAAGGGGCTATCGGAATATTCCCAAAAATGGATTGTTAAGCACTCGGAGCAGTTTGCAAAGGAAATTCAGCAGACAACTCAAAGGCTTATTGAAAGCGGGGATTATGACAACGCATTTTCGGTAAGCCGAGCTAGGACTATATCACGCACAGAAATCAATGCTCTGTGCGAATGTGCAGCACTTGAGGGATATTATCAAAGCGGTTACACAAAGAAGATGTGGGTATCGTTTAAGGACAACAAGGTCCGAGATACACACAAAGTCGCAGACGGACAAGTCAGGAGCTTGTTTGAACCATTTGACATTGGCAACAGCCAGCTGATGTTTCCACAAGATAGTTCGCTGGGAGCATCGGCAAAAGAAATCGTTAATTGCAGGTGTGTTATGCAGCCTGTAAAATAATAAAATTTGTAGCTGTGCGTTAAACAGCAAACGTCAAGCCGAGCAACCGGCGTTAATAAGCGTAGACGTAGAAAAGGAGTGTTTCTTATGACAAGAGAAGACGTAAAGGGTATTTTCCCAAACGCAACAGATGAGGAAATCACAGCATTTCTGAACAAACACAATGGTGAAGTCACAGCAGCCAAGTCCAGTGGTGTAAAAGCTGACGAGCTTGCGACACTCAGAGATAAGGCAAAGAAGTATGATGACTATGAAGCTGAGAAGCTGACAGCTGAGCAGAAATTGAAAAAACTCACTGATGAAGCTGAGGCGGCTAAGATCACCAACCTGAAAATGCTGAACAAGACTAAAGCTGTTGCGGAGTTCGTAAACTGTGGCCTTAAAGAGGACGATTACAAGGGATTTATCGACAGCATTGTTTCAGACAATGAAGAAACTACAGTTAATTCTGCAAAGTCCATTGCCGCAATGCTCACATCTCAAAAGAAAGCCGTTGAAGATAAGCTTAAAGAAGACGGCCTAAAGAACACTCCAAAGCCTCAGGGAGCAGGCGGAAACGACGGACTTACATCTGCTGAAAAGATAGCCGAGAAATTGGCTACAGACAGAGCAACCATTGCTAAAACTGCGGCGGAAGGTCTAAAAAAATACATATAGGAGGTAATTAAATGGCTAATATGATGAAGTCTACAGCCGTAATTGCAGATAAGACAATTCTTGCAAACGGCGAATTTTTAGCAAGACCATATACAATCAAGGCAAGCGCTATCACAGCTGATAGCAACGGAAAGAAAATCGTTAAAGGTGGAACTCCATTTCCTGCAAACGATTCAACCGCTATCGGTCTTCTGCTTGACACAGTTGACGTAACCGACGGCGATAAGACAGTAGCACTTGTGTATGCAGGAACAGTTTCAACCGCTAAGCTGACAGCTAACGGCGTAACAGTACAGACAGCGGCTAAGACAGCACTGCCTAGAATCACATTTTTTTGAATAAGGGAGGCAATACATAATGCAGAATTTTTCAGATGTTTTCACAGCTAAGGCATTTGCTATGTACTGGACAAAATACCTTGAGCAGGCAAATACAGAAGGCTATCTGGGAACTTCCCTGTTCCCACCTGTAAAGAAAAAGGGTATCGATATAAAGTGGATTAAGCGTTTGATACTGTAGCACCCGTCAGAGATAGAATTGGCGTAACTGCAATTCAGACAGAAATGCCATTCTTCCGTGACAGCTTTATCATCAAGGAAAGCGACAGGCAGGAGATCCTGAGAGCACAGGACAGCAATGATCCATATGTACAGCCTGTACTTGATAACATCTACAGCGATGCCAAGAACCTTACCAATGGTGCAAATGTTGTTCCAGAGAGAATGATCATGCAGCTTCTCTCACCGGCTGATGGTTCTCCTAAGATTGAGTTGTCAGACGGTGCAGAGGTAAGCTGTCTGTATGAGTATGACGTTGACGGCTCATTCAAGACAAACAATTTCAAGGCCCTCACAGGTACAGCTGCATGGACAGACCATAAGAATTCAAACCCTGTACAGGACATTCTTGATGCTCAGGAAGCTGTTTATAAGCTTACAGGAAACGTTCCTACAATCGCCCTGATGTCGAAGAAGACACTCAGAGACATCAGAGAGAATGAGAACGTCAAGGCATATATCGTTGCCAAAGCTCAGGCAGCAGGTGGGGTTGTTCTCATAACAGACAAGCTCGTAAAGGAGTACATCTCTGAGGAAACTGAGCTCACAGTTGTTGTAAACAACAAGTCATTTATTGACGAAAGTGGCACAGCAAAGAAATTTTATCCAGATGATATGGTAACACTTCTCCCCGCACAGCCACTCGGTTCAACAGTTTATGGCACAACACCTGAAGAGGCTGACCTCATGGCTGACGGCAAGGCAGATGTCGCTATCGTAAATACAGGCGTTGCAATTACAACAATCAAGCAGCAAAACCCTGTTAATATAAGAGTGCTTGCAAGCGAAATCGTCCTGCCATCATTTGAGGGCATGGATAACGTTTATGTTATCAACACAAATGCCAAAATCGGTGAACTTACAGTAAATTCTGTCGCTGGCACAAGTGCATCAGGCAAGACAAAGGTAACAGTATCACCATCTCTGTCAGCAGGCAACTCCTACAAGTATAAGACAGCATCAAGTGTAACTGTTCCTGAGTTTGGTGCAGAATGCAAGTCAGGCTACACTGCATGGGACGGAGTATCTGAGATCACCGCAACAACAGGCAATAAGATACTCATCGTTGAGGTAGATGCAAACAACAAGGCTGTAAAAGCTGGTTCAGCTACAGTAGCCTCTAAGGCATAAAAGGAGAGTGCAAAATGGATATGATTGAGCTGTTTAAGGCAAGCGTTCCTGAGGAAAAATCTGAGGAATTGATTATGCAGTATTTAGACACTGCTCAATCAATTATCCTTGCACATCGCTTTCCTTTCGGTACAGACCGCACAGAGGTCGAACCGCAGTATAAGGGCTTACAGTTGAGAATTGCTATTGACTTGTACAACAAACGTGGAGCTGAGGGCGAAAAGGCGCACTCTGAAAACGGAGTAAGCCGTACATATGAAAGCTCGTGGGTATCTCAACAATTGCTTGACGAAATCGTTCCGAAAGCTGAGGTATTGTAATGAGAAACCTAATGCGAAACGTTACAAAAATAAGTTATAAGCTGTATTTAGGTGAACAAGATTTGCTTGACGATGACGGCTACAGGACAGGTGAGAAAGGCATAAGTTACTCAGATTTTAGCGAGTGCTATATGTCGATATCAGGCAATAAAAGTGACAGCGAAATGTCACAGTTCGGTCGAAACCTGGACTATGATAGAACAATGTCAACCGCAGATATGAAGTGCGAAATTGACGAACACTCACTGCTGTGGATAGATATTGACGTCAATGGTCCTCACAATTTTATCGTAAAAAAACGCTCTGTTACGCCAAATCAAATACAGTTTGCCATAAAACAGGTGAATGTCAATGAGGAAGATAGCGTTTAATCTGTCAGAAGATAGCTTGACAAAAGCCGTTGAGCAAATGAAAGCATATAAAGCTGAGATACACAAAAAAGCTCAACTACTTGTGGAGCGTCTGACTGATTATGGACTAACGATATGCAGAGCAAAAGTCATTGAAATGGATATCCCTGATACAGGACATTTGCTCAGTCAGGTTGACGGCTACTATAGCCCGTTGCTTAATGCTGGCTTTATTTTCTGTGACTGTGATTATGCAGTGTTCGTTGAATTTGGAACAGGTGTAAAAGGCGCATCACAGCCATATGTAGGACAAGCCATAAGCGAATGTGGCTATCAATATATGGGTGGAACACATTATATCACGACGCAAGACGGACGCATAGGCTGGTTTTATCCTGCTGATGACGGAACGTGGAAGTTTACACAAGGTATGCCAAGCAGGCCATTTATGTACGAAACAGGGTTGGAAATGCGAAATGCTCTTGACAACATTATTAAGGAGGTTTTTAAGTGATTGACATTGAAAACAAAGTGTTTGACACAGTGTCGAAAACACTTGAAAAAGCCTTCAAAAATATATCTGTCAGCAGCATAAACACAGATAAACCCGCAACATTTCCGTATGTTTCAATCGTGGAAACAAGTAACTCGGTTGATCCTGCGTACATAGATAGCGGCAGAATTGAGAATGCAAGCAACCTACTGTACACAGTGAATGTTTATAGCAATCTCGCCAAAGGCAAGAAAACGCAAGCAAAAAAAATCAGAAACCTTGTGTCAGACGAGTTCGATAAAATCGGCATGATGAGAACATTCTGCCAGCCTATTGAAAATCTATCTGACACATCAATATATCGTATCACAATGCGTTTCGAGTGCAAAGTTGATACGGACGAAATAATTTATAGGAGGTAATGAAGTTGGAGAAAGCAACAATTAATACCTATTTGTATGCAAAAAAGGCCGCTGAAAGCAAAGCTTCAAAGCTTTGTGACATTACATCATACCCAGACCTTTTCACTGCACCTGAAAAGCTGGACGTATCTGACCTTTCCAGCAGGCAGAAAAAATATGCCGAAGGTATGGTAGACGTTCCAGATTACACATTTGGTGCGAACTACACCAAAACAGCGTATGATAAGCTCAAGGCAATGGAAGGCGACGATACAATCGTTTTTGAACTTCGCTTTGGTGCAACAGGTGAATATGGTGCGTGGACATGGACGGGCTCTATGTTCGTCAACATCAAAGGTGGCGAAGTCGGCGGCAAGAGAGAAATGGAAATCACTTCTTATCCGCAGAGCGATATCACTCCGACAACAGTTTCAGATACATAATTTTTTCTAGGAGGATAAAACAATGGCAAAGACAATCAATTTCAATTACGAGGGTCAGCACTACGTCCTTGAGTTTTCCAGAAGAACAGTAAGACAAATGGAAAATAACGGCTTCACTCTGAATGATCTCTCAGACAAGCCAATGAACACTCTGAACGAGCTTTTTGCAGGCGCTTTCAAGAAAAATCACCGCAACGTAAAGCCCGAACAGATTGACAAGATGCAGGCTCTTTTCGCTGATAAGGACAAGCTTATAGAGACTCTGTTCTCAATGTACAGCGAAACCATCGAGACACTGACAACAAATGACCCTGCTGAGGATAGGGAAAATTTGATAACCTGGAGCGTTGGAGAGTAGACAACGTTCCGAAAGAGCAAACATATACTCAAACATTTCTAAAAGCTTTGCCATTGTACTTATCCATAGGCATGACTGCCAAAGAGTTTTGGGAAGGTGACTGCTGTTTGGCAGTTGCCTTTCGCAAAGCTGATGAGATGACACAAAAAGCAAAGAGAGAAAAGGACAATTTCAATGCATGGCTAACGGGACTATATGTTCAAGAAGCCATAGCAAGTTATTTTTCAAAAGACGGCAAATATCCCGATAAACCGCATGACATTTTCAAAGCCGACAAGGATAATGAAAAAACGTATGATGACATCATGCGAGAAAATGCGGAGAATTTCAGGAAATTTGCAGAAGCATTTAATAAAGGAAGGGCGGCAAATAAGGGCAATTAAACAGACTTATTGCCACCCTTATTTTTTTTATATAGGAGGTGAAAAAGTATGGGATTAGACATCGATAAGCTTAGTTTGAAAGTAGAAGCTTCGTCCGACAACGCTGAAAAAAAACTCGATAGGCTGATTGTTAGGCTCGAAACGCTTAAAAAGTCAGTGGGTAAACTTTCGGGGCTTGACAAGCTTTCCGAAAAGCTCAACAAAATAGCGGCAAGTGCCAATGCTATATCAGGTGTGGATAAGCTTGCAAAGCTTGTTGAAAGCGTTTCAAAACTATCACAGATAAAGTCTCCGAATGTTACAAAGACCGTGAACAGCATCAAAAAGCTCTCTGAGGCGTGTAATGCAGTAAGCGGCATGAGTAACGTAAGCGTGCTTAAAGAGAATATAACGGCTATTACAGAGGCGTGTAAGCCAATGCAGGAAATGGGTAAGAATAATCTTTCGCCATTCCTTAACAGTTTGAAAAAGATACCTGATATCACAAAGTCGCTTGACACAGAGAAAATCTATGAGTTCGCAACGAGAATACGCCAACTTACCACCGCTATAGAGCCGTTGACAACGCAGGTTTCAAAGGCGGAAAACGGACTTGTTGCACTTAATGGCATTATGAAGAGTTCAATTGCGAGAAATGGAAACCTTGCATCTGCAAATGCCGTAACTGTAAAATCCTATACCGGTTTGTCCTCAGTTTTTAAGGACGCAAGAATAAGAGCTGCCGCACTTTACGTCACAGTCAATAGGGCTGCAGATGCACTCGCCGATTGCTTGCAATCGTCAAACGAGTATGTTGAAAACATCAACCTATTTACAGTAGCTATGGGCGATTATTCAGAAGAAGCATATAGATATGCCGAAAAAGTAAATAGTCTGCTTGGCATTGATATTTCTGAGTGGATACGCTTTCAGGGCGTGTTCAAGCAGATAACAACAGGTTTTGGAGTTGCAGCTGAAAAGTCAAACATAATGTCCAAAAACCTGACGCAGATAGGCTATGATATAGCATCATTCTTCAACATCTCCATAGAGGACGCTATGCAGAAAGTTGAATCTGGTATCTCTGGAGAACCTGAACCGTTGCGCAGACTAGGTTATGCCCTTGACGCCGCAACACTTCAGCAGATAGCATATGATAATGGCATTCAACAGAACATCAACACCATGACGCAAGCTCAGAAGTCGCAGCTAAGATACGTCGCTATTCTTCAGCAATCTACAAATGTTATGGGCGACATGGCAAGAACCATCGTCACGCCTGCAAACTCTATGAGAATTTTGCAGCAACAGTTTGAACAGCTCAAGAGAGCTATAGGCAACATTGTGAGCGTGTTTGCTGTGAAGATGATACCATATGTCCAAGTGTTTGTAAGACTGCTCACAGACGCCGCTAGCGCCATTGCAAAGTGGTTAGGCTTTGAGCTGCCGACGATAGACTATTCTGAGGTTGGCAAAGGTCTAAGCAGTGTAACAGAGAATGCAGACGATGCAACAGAGTCTGTCAAGGAAACAAAGAAAGCGTTGCTTGCTCTTGCTAGTTTTGATGAGATAAATCAGCTCAACCTTGACAAGAACAACGGCAATGACAGCGGAGATACTACAGGCAATAAATATGATCTCGGCATTGATTTGCCTGAATATGACTTTCTTGCAGGACTTGACAAGCAGACGGACGCACTCTACAAAAAAGTCAAAGCTCAGCTGAAAGAGCTCTACAACTGGCTCAAAAAGCACAAGGATATGATTAAAGTCATTGCAGGACTATTGGCAACAATATGGGCAGTGAATAAGATTGCTAACCTGATTAACTGGGTGAAGAAACTTAAAGGGGCGTTTGAAACATTAAAAATTGTCAAAGATTGTACGAATTGGCTATCAAAGCTTAAAGCAGTTGGAGTAGGAGCAATTTCAGGTATTGTCGGTGGTTTTGCAGGATTTGATTTCTTCAAAAAGCTTGCGAAAGGCACGTTGGATTGGAACAGCGCACTTGTTGATACAGGCATAGCTGTTGGAGCTATTGCAGCGGCATTTGCAATCGGAGGACCTATTGCAGGTGCAGTTGCTATAGTAGGAACGCTAACTGGTGCATTTATTGGTTTGTACAAAGGTGCAAGAGATGCCAAAATGGAAATAGTCGGACTTTCTGACAATGGCGGTACTAAAATATCTGAAATTGCGAAAGTATTTGGAGCTCAGTGCGACAAAATCATTGAAGCCAAAAAAGCTGTTTCAGAATACAAAGAAACAATCACAAGCAATCAAGACAAAATAGATCAGGCTGTCGGTAATTTGAACGATTTTGGGGACAGGCTAAGTGGACTTAAAGGAAAGCTTACAGACACCGATAAAGAAAATATAACATCTGGGTTTGAAACAATAGCCACCGCTATCAAGGACAATATTGGTGCAGAAACACAAGGCATTATCGACAATTTTAAGTCCGCAATGGACGGATTACCTGATAATCTAAAAACAAACATACAAAGCAGTATCAGCGAGCTGAACGCTCTAAATTCTCAACTTTCAGGCAATGTTGACAAGGCACAACAATCCATAAACGATTATTATAATACTATATGGAATGGTGGCACGCCAACAGACGAGCAAACTGAGAATTTCAACAAAGCGACAAAATATTTTCTGTCAAAATCGGTTGAAACATCTGATGCATATAAGGAGTACAAGGAAAACTTATCAAAGATTGATTTATCCAAAATCGACTTTGAGGATTTTGATACGTTCAAAAGTTCTATTCAAGACGTTCAGAACAATGCAAATTCGGCAATAACTGCAATAAGTAACGCAAAAAAAGACTCTCTTGATTATATCGAAAGCCTATACCAAGAGACGATAGAACAACATGATCTCGGTTGGGTATCTGATGCACAACTTGCACTTGCAAAAGAAACATTTGAAAATGCAAAAAAGAACATCAACGATAGTGCAGATGAACAGACAAAATCAGTTAAGGACGGACTTGGAAAGATTTTAGGTCAGGCACAGTCGCAATTAAACACAGCTATTGATGATCAAGCTCAGTTTTTTTCACAGCAAGAAACTACGAATGTGTATGGCGATTATCTTCAGTGGACAGATGATGCTTGGAAGTATTTTAACGATAGCTATAGCAATAACATTAAGGAGCAAAAGAAAAATTTCAGTGATCAGCAAGATGTAATAAAGAAAGCTGCTAAAGATACAAAAGTAAACCTTGGCGAATATGTCAAGGCACTTAGCCCGTCAAACATTGACCTCAATCATGCTGACATAGGCGGTTGGGGCAAGGTAATTGCCGCCAAAAAAGGTGCAAAAACAGGCGATTGGACTGATTACGGAAAAGAAATGGCCGCACAGCTATCAAAGGGAATTGAATTGGGTACTGACGGCACTATTAAATCTGTAAAAGGAATGACCAGCAGTTTGCTCAATGAATTCACTTTGGGCGGTGAAAATTGTGTTGCAGGTTTTGCAAACGCTTTGTCCGACAAGGAAAAGAAAGCGTTCGCAGCTGCAAATGACCTCGGACTTAGCAGTTTGAAGTCATTAAAGCTTGCACTTGATGAGCATTCTCCGTCAAGAGAAACGCACCAAATCGGTGTCTTTTTCCTCCAAGGCTTCATGAACGGCATAAAATTGCTGTCAACGTTTATGAACACTTACGTAGCAAATACAGCAAAATCAGCCGTTACAACATTTGATACAAAGTCCACGACAACCTCAATTGGTATCAAATTTATAGACCGCTTTAAAAACGGAATTGACCTGAGGAAAAACAGCCTTATCAACGATATTGTTGATATTTTCAACACAATTCTCGACAAGGCAGATAGTTTCCACGTCCAGTTCTTCAATTCGTTCAATAGTGCGGTACCTGCAATACAGATAGCCTCAAATGGCATTCTTGCCGCTATGGGGCAAGCTGTATCTATACCACAGATAAGCTATACAGCACCTGGATATCGTGTGCAGGGATATGCAAGAGGCGGTTATCCTGCGACAGGCCAGCTATTTGTTGCAAGAGAAAACGGCACACCTGAAATGGTCGGTTCTATCGGTAGTAGGAACGCCGTTGCAAATAACGATCAGATTACTGCGGCAATTAGCCAAGCAGTATATCAGGCAGTACGTGAAGCAAACCGAGATACTCAGAACAGCGGTAGCAGAAACAATGAAATGACAGTGAAAATCGTTCCTGACAAGAACAGCTTCGTAAAAGTTGCTGTTGACGGGATAAACGATACAACCAGACGGACAGGCAAGAGTCCGTTGCACTAAAGTGAGGTGGTGACACAATGCTTAAATTTGACGGCGTAGAAATGCCTGTACCTGCAGATTTGCAGGTACAGGACAACAAAATTTGGTCGGACAACACAGGACGTTCAGCAAACGGAATGTTTGTTGGTGATATGGTGTGTATAAAGAAAAAGTTAATCATATCGTGGGTACACCTCACAGGTGAGCAAGTCGCATTGATAAATCAATACATTTCTAACGTAAGCAAGCCATTTTTTAGCGTGACGTTTACAGATGAAACATTTGTTGAGCAAACGTGCACCATGTATGCAGGCGACACAAAATATGATGTGCTAAAGTGGGTCTCGCCGATGAAATATCTGAAAAATGTCGCAGTAGACTTAATCGAATGCTAGGAGGCGGTGAATATGTATACTGTGCAGAATGAAACCGTCTCTCAGCGTATTGAGAGCTATTGCCGTACTTGGAGGTTGTGGATAGAGAATGCAGAGGGCGTTATATCAGGTGACAGCATTATGTCAGCTGACAGCTCCATGCAGGCAACATCACTTTCAGACGACATCGAACTAGGTGCCGTGTGTTCGCAATCGTGGAACATGACCATAAGTGACACTGAAACAGCGTTTCTTGGCAAAGAGTATGACACATATCTGTATCTCGTAGACTACGAAACTAGCGGCATACTCGCAGGCGAAAAGATACCAATGGGACATTTCACCTGCGTTAAGTCGAAAAAGTCGGGCGGCAGTGTTCAGCTGACAATGGCGGATAAGCTGTACTTTTCGGACAAGCCATATGTGCCGCATATCCCTATGCCAAACTGGAATAAAGCCGTTGAAGACGACATATGCAGACAGCTTGGTTTGCAGAATGGGAATGATTATACGGAAGTCAGGTTACTGCGTGACAAGAACGGCAGGCGGTTGATAGATAAGAACGGCAAAGTGCTGTACTCAAAATACTTTTACTTCAAGGTCAGCTCCGTGCCAAAAGACGTGACCATGCGGCAAATGCTGTCTTACCTTGCCTCAGCTCAGGGGCAGTTCGGGTATGTTGACAGGTACGGAAAATACGTCCGAAAGTGGTACGGCAAGAGCGTAAAAACATTGGATAACAACACAATAGACCTGCCTACTCTTAGCGAACGACAAAACGCTATCGTGGGCATTATCTGCAAAGTGAGTGATGATGTAACGTTGTCGCTTGGTGTGACAGATACCACGCAAGGACGTGTGTTGGAATTTGAAAACCCATACATGACAGAGTCACTTTTGCAATCTCTGTGGCGCAGGATAGGTGGATTTTCGTGGTATACCACTGAGCTGTACCACAGACTTGGCGACCCACGTTTCGACATAGGTGACGTGGTGACCTACACCAACGGCGCAGACAGCTATGATATACCGATAACGAATTTAGGATTTACCTTTGACGGCGGACTGAGTGCTGATATTTCGGCGGTAGGTCTGAGCGTTGAAGAACAGCTTTAAGGGGGCGAGATAATGGCTGATGAAAATTTGACACTGGCGCAGGATATCACTGAAAACGATTATCCGATGCAACACGCCGGGGAGGAAATCGATGAGATACTGAGCCGAGCCGGCAAGATACACTATGGCACTGTGGAATACAAGATGACGAAAGCAAATCCATTGATGCAGATACCGCTTGGACTGACCTTTGCACCTAAACAGGTAATAGCAACGCTACGGCAGACAGACACACCAACACCATATCAGAACTACTGCACCCACGTTTATGGGTCAGGAACGTCATACTATCTGAGTGTCTGCATGGGAGCTAATAACGGGCCAACATTGGAAACCGTTCCAACAGGAACATACTATGTTGATTATATTGCAATAGAGTAAAGAGGGGTGATTAAATGACGATAACATTAAATTCAGATTACGATGTAGCCCTAAGCACAGCCCTGCTGGGCTACGTCGGCGAAACAAACGCTAGACCCGTGTCTGTTGAGGGCATGGAGATAGACGGCGCAGACCGCTATATATTGACGATAGACTACGGCGATGGCGTTCAGTATGAGGTCGATATCACAGGCGGACAGTGGACACCAACGGCTGATATACTGCGTTCAGCGCAGACAGTATCGTGTCAGATAGCGGCGAAGAAGCTGTCAGGTGATGAATATGTGCTGGTGAAGAAATCACGCATATTCCGCCTGAGAATAGGTGCAGCTATCGGTGATACAGCTGTGCCGTCACCTGACGTGGCAAAGGACGCACTAGACCGCATAGACGCCATAGGCAGACAGGCACACGCAGATATGCAGACAGCCGTCACTGCTGCAGATACAGCGACTACAGCGGCAAATAACGCCACTAAATCTGCCACAAATGCAGAGAAATCAGCCGACACGGCAACGCAAGCGGCAAGCCGTGCGGAAACAGCAAAGGCATCTGCTGAAACGTCCGCAACACAGGCAGACACCGCCATGCAGGGTGCCGAAACCGCACGTCAGCAGGCGGTCACAGCGCAGAACGCCGCTAAGATATCCGCAGCGCAGGCGTCAGTGTCGGCACAGCAGACCGAAGCTGACAAAACAATAACGGCAGGTTATGCAAAAACCGCAAAGACCTGCGCTGACAGCACCGCAGCAGACAGACAGGCGGTGCAGACATTGGCAGAACAGGTGACAGCCGACAAAACTACAGTGGCAGACCATGCCGCTAAGGTCGCAGAGGACAGAACAGCCGCTGAAACTGCTGCACAGACGGCACAGGCGGTGGCTGATAGCCTGCCAGACGATTATGTAACGGCTGTTGGAAAAATTGCTGAGAATACAGTTGAAATAGCTAACGTAAAGCTGACGGACAAAGAGTTACAAAGACGTGTAAATGCACTGTATGACTTGGGCAACGGCATAACACACCAGTTTGAAACGGACAGTGAAACTGCATATGCTAAGACTGTGCCTACAGGCGGTAAGCTGATGAGCGTGAAGTCTGTGGGTGGCAGGTCAATTATGTTTAATCAGATGGCTAATGTAGCTGATATTGTTGACGAAACATTTGATTTTTACTATAGCGAGGTATTGTTCAGTGGAAATCGCCCTAAGTGGACGAAGGGGCATAAATATCTTTTTGAATTCTATGTCAAATCAAACATTGAGCCGTTCACCACATCCATTGGGTACAGCAACAAAGAGAGTGTGGCATATAACCTTGATGGTGAGTCATTTTCAAACGTGGTAACAGGTAGAAAATTGCTACTATTTACACCAGATGATAGTCTGATAGATAGCGGGTACCAGTACATTGGGCTACGCCCCGTAAGATATGACACACAGAAACGTTGCACAATAAGCGTTAAAAATTTAATGATTTTCGATTTAACCTCTATGTTCGGCTCAGGAAAAGAGCCTAGCACAGTGGAAGAATTTGAAGCTATGTTCCCTAATGAATATTACCCATACAACGCTGGGGAAGTTGTCAGTGCTGGCACAGAGAGCATTATAGAGCAAGGAAAGAATTTGTTTGACTATACTGACAAAACCTATAATGGAGCGAATATAAGCAAGGTTGAAAATGGTGTTATTTACACAAAGGGTTTGACGACAACTGTTTTAAATATTCCGACTGTTGTCGGCAGTAAATATACGCTGTCATTCAAAGTAAAATCAAGTGGAGCTAATCAAGGCGGTTTGCGTTGGTCACTACAGAAAGGAAAAAACACATCATACGCACGTGATAGTTCGCTGATAAAATCAGAAGTAGGTTATGCGGCAAACGCAGAATATCAGGCAGTAGCTACGTTCGTAGCAACTACTGATTTTGTGTCACTGTGCACCATAATGCTTATGGTTTATGACGTTCAGCTAGAAAATGGTGATATCGCTACCGATTATTCCCCATATTATCAGACTGGGTACCCAATCCCCGACGCTATCAAGGCACTGCCTGGCTACGGCTGGAGTGCAGGAACGGCTAAGAATTACGTTGATTATGAGAACAAACGATACGTTCAGTGCGTACAAAGCGTTGATTTTGGGACGCTGACGTGGACATATGGTAATCTGCCGTTCGGTTGGGGTGATAATCAGTGGTTTAGTGCACCAATTCAATCCATAAAAGTTATTTCAACGAATACACAGTTGGCAAATGTTCTTTGTAAAAAATACACAACTAGATGTGCATATGTGGCTGATGGAAACGATTTTTTCCGAGTAGATAAATCAATCGGTCAACATCAGGATGCTGCAAGGGTTACAGTGTTAGACACCGCCTATACCGATGCCGCCGCATTCAAACAGGCAATGCAGGGTGTAATTCTGTACTATGAATTAGCGAACCCTATCGTAACCGATATTTCAAACCTGATTGATGATGATTTCCTGCGAAACCTCGAAGTCGAAGCAGGCGGTTCAATCACGTTCAAAAACAGCAATGACAGTTATCGGATACCAGTGCCGTCAGAGGAAGAGTATATCGTGAAACTGAGTGAAGTAGGAGGTAGCGTATGACGGATTTACAAAAGAAAATGGCTGAGAAGTTAGGGCTATCCTCTGAGGACTTTCAGCCGAAAAAGGCTACAAAGGTTGATGAGTTGGAAGCACAGGTGCTATATACTGCGCTGATGACCGACACGCTAATCGAGGAGGACAAGGACAATGTATAGAAAAGTCAAACGTTTGTACGATTTAGGGCTGTACACCGCTGAGCAGGTCAAGGATTTTGCTGACAGGGGCAAGATAACCCCTGAGCAGTATGAGGAAATCACTGGAGAAAAGTATGAAAGCGAGGTAGCAAAGTGAAATACATAATAATGCTGATGATTGTGATAGGGCTTGCACTGGCTGATTTTGCCACTGGCTGGATAAAGGCCTATTGCAAAGGCGACGTCCGTTCATCGAAAATGCGAAAAGGCGGTCTGAACAAATTGGCGGAGATAGTCGTCATGGGTGTGGCTATCGGTTCGGAAATCGGCTTTGAACAGCTTGGGCACTACTACGGACATAGTGAACTGGCAGGTATCGCAGGAACTATAACCGCACTAGCTGTTTTCGGGTATATTTTCGCCATGGAAATTGTTTCCATACTAGAGAACTATGGTGAAATCAATCCACAGGCAAGCTGGATAAACAAAATTGTGGCAAAATTTGGAGTTTTCAAGGATAAGGAGGACTAAACTATGGCAATGACATATGACGAATTTGTGAAGAAATACAAAGGCAAGGGCATTGATTTTGACAAAGCATACGATGTACAATGTTTTGACCTGGCTAACCAGTACAACCGAGAAGTTGTCGGGTGCGGAATGTTCATCGGACTGCACGCATACCTGATTTATACAAATTTTAACAACCAGCCAGTAAAGAAATATTTTACCAAAATTGCAAATACGCCGTCATTCGTACCGAAAAAGGGTGACATCGTGGTTTGGGGAAAATCTCTCAACGGCGAAGATGGTCACGTTGCGATTGCCACAGGCGAAGGTAACACAAAATATTTCTACAGCTACGATCAGAACTGGTTGGGCAAGAATGACCCATGCACACGTGTCTATCACAACTATAACCACGTCTTGGGCGTTCTCCGCCCGAAAAATCAGAGCGTTATCAATCCGCCTACGTTGGAAACAAAAGGTTATAAGAAAGGCGCAAGCACAGACGGGTCGTATGCCCTGAAACAGTTGCTGATACTTGACGGCGCAAAGCTGGACGATAATGCTGTTATCGGCAAAGGCACTGTCGGTGCTATCAATGCAAGGCTGAAAGCATGGGGATATAGACCAAACGGCATTGCAGGCAGAAAATTCATCAAAAAACTGCGTGAAAAAATCAAAAAATAGTCGAACAAAATTCGCATAAAATTCGCATAAATTTAGCCGTCAGAGCGTTTGCCCTGGCGGCTTTTTTTCATTCTTTGTACAGCTTTTCATGTTCCAGATAATAGTCTATCAGGTCTTCCATATACTGCGGACACTCTCGGTGCCCGATTTCCCAATTTTGCAACGTTCTGGCTGGAATGTTCAACTGCTTTGCAAATTCAACTTGTGTCAGCCCTGTACGCTGGCGCATTTCTTTGATTGTCATTTCCATTGTCAGTACCTATTCTTCATCAATGGTGAACTGATTAATCTCACAACCGTCGCCCTCTTCCCAATAATCAGGGTCTTCGTCATCATTATACTCCATTTCAGCGACGTAGTATGTTACGCAGTAATAGAATGTATATGCGTTGTGATATTTGCTGAAGAATGCCTCATAGTCAGGATTGCTTTTCAGTTCCTTAACTGCTTCTTCTTCTGTGTCGAATTCTGCGATAGGTCCCTCATTGAAGTTGTCAATATCCGCCGCTGTCAAATCCCATGCGTTCTCTGGCACTTCTCTCATTTCGTGTGATACCTTGAAAATTCCTTATTTTGTCATTGCGATTACCTCTTTCATTTTTTTCTTTCGGGGCTTTCTTTCGTTCCCCTTACTGTAATTATATTATAACACTCAATGACGTACTTGTCAATAGATTTTCACAAAAATATACGTCAATGACGTACTTTTGTATATTTGCACAAAATCAGAGCAAATATTTGTGCAAAAATATATCCGCCCACAAAGAGCGGATATAATGG